CTCGGATTTCCCTCACCTTCCCAGTTTTGGATTCCATGTAGTATTCATGTTCCCCTGTCTGGGACGGGGGGCGCTTGTTCTTAATTACCTGAACGCTAATCAGGTCTTTGGCGTTCTTCCGGTCAAACTCGTCAAGGTCGTCATCGTCTCGTCGGCGGTAAACGCCCAGGACGAAGATAGCGTCCGTTTCCCCGCCGTAACGACCAGAGAACAGACCCATCGGCTTTCCTCTACCACCGGAGCCTCTAGATGCCTGATGAAGACATATAACCGGACACCCAGCCTTCTTAGCGAAAGCCTTAAGGTCCTGGCTTTTCCGGTAGACACCTTCGTCCTCCTCGGACGGAATCAGCTCCAAGAAGTCTACTACGACCACGTCGGGTGGGGCACCCCACAGGTCGGTAGCTTCTTCGTGCGCCATCGTCATCTGGTCGACAGTCAGCCCGTTGTCCACGACGATGAGGTTCCTGAAGGTGCGGCTGGCGGTTTCCCGGACGAGGTCTTCGGTTAGCTTGTCGCCGCTTTTGATTTTCGCTTCGAGGGTTTCGGCGTCAACGCCGGTAGACAGCGCTACTAGTTTAGTGAGTACAAGGGCTGCCGGTTCATCCGGGGTGAAGTATAAGACACGCCGTTCGCGGTTATTGTGAATAGCATTAAGAACGACTTGCGTCTTACCGGAATGGGCGTGACCGAGAACATAAACCAATTCTCCGGCACCGAACCCCCTCGTCATCATGTCGATTTCTTTCAGACCGAGAAGGAACCTACCCTCCGGGTTCTGAAGATAGTCAATGAGTTCAGACGCTGCTGCGGTCAGCGGGCGGATGAAGCGGTACTCGACCTTCATCGCCGCTTCCAGCTCCTCCTGCTCCTCCAACCGGCGTTGTGCCATCAGGGCGTGAAGGTTCTTCTTTATCTCGTCCATGCTCAGCTCCTCCACCGTCCCTCCTATCGGTCATGGTCCTTCAGCCATTTCGCACGGTCCGGCAGGTTCGTGGCAGCATCAATCTGCAGGTCGGGGTTCTGACCCCAGTTAACGAACACGATGAACCCGTCCCGTTTCACGTAATCGCCGGTGCGGCGATTCCACAGCTTCGCAATCTTGAACTTCTTGAAATAGCTATTCAGTTCGTTGCGGACCAGCTGCCCGGACAGGTTCACCCGACGCTTCGACCCTTCGTATTCGTACCAGACCTCACCCAGCTTGTACTTATCAACAATCTCTTTTGATGTGATGCCACGCTTCGGGAGATGGTTGATTTCATAGTACACAAGCGCTTTTGCGAGGGCCCCCAGCTTAGCCGGGGGCGCCTCAACCTCTTTCCTCACTTCTTTGCAGGCCAGAGCTTCCAGTCACACTGGGAGCACTTGGCGTCGGGGGCGGACGGCTTGTATTCGCCAGCCGCCTTCTTGGGGCGGTTGTCGTACACCTTGTGGGACCGGTCCCGCTCGCAGGTGATGGTGTCGGAGTTCATCGTCGGCTGAGCCGACGCATTGTCCTGCAGCTGCGCCGTAGCGCCCTGGACCATCTCGACGGGACCGAAGGCCTTCGTCAACAGCTCCATCACAACACCATGCTCACTGATTTCGAACTCCAAGCCAAGCTGTTCGAGGACCTGCGCTTTGGCCTGGAAGAAGGCGTCACGCAGTCCCTGCTCCAGCTCCTTGGCAGTGTACCCGATAGGCACGTCCGCCTGAATGTAAACCGACGCTTTCATCGGCTCGTAATCCCGAATCTTGACGGTGCGCTCGAAGCCCACCGTAACCTTGGGCTGGGCAATCTGCTCCGTGATGATGCGCTCCCCGTACGGGTCACGCTGGACGGCTTCAGCGACAACATTCTCTTCTGACATTACCTGTTCCTCTCTGGGAAGTACTGCCCCTTACACTGACCGGCGGCGAAGACGTTGCACCACTTAGCGTCACACCACCAGTCAGAATCGTTTACCGGCCACATCGGCAGGTCTGCCTCCACGAGGAGGGCCACGCCGACTGCCTGCCTTGCGAGCCAGGCCCAGTGGGCTGGCGTCTGGTACAAGTCTACTACCTGCACGCCCTGCTCGTGCATGACTGCGTACTTGAACCGCTGCAGGTTCATGGCTTTTGTATAGGCTGCTGCCTGGACCGACCCTCGTCGGTCCTTCCATTCTTTCCGTTCTGAACCGGAGAATTTCCAGTCCCAGATGAAGCCGCCTTCATCGACGCAGTCGATGGTGCCTTTCATGTAGATGATTCGGTTTTCATCTTCGTAGAGTTTGTATTCGAAGGATTTTTCTACGGCTGCGGGCTTGACCTGCGGGCAGATGTCATCGAACCAGGCGGAGAGTGCGGACACACCTCGACGCTTGGCCCATTCCATGCCCAGCTTTGGGTCTTCTCTGAATTCGGTGAGGTACATCCGCTCTTCGAATGCTTCCATCATGATGGCGGCGTATCGTTCGAAGTCGGAGAGCCCCCGAGGGCTCAGCTTGTCCTTCAGAGCATACTCAATTGCGGAGTGTCCGGCTGTGCCGAGTGCCATCTTCGGGCTCTCAGTCCGGGGCACGTCCCCGAGGAGTTCGTGCCTGGCCTTCTCGGGACACATGAGGAAATCGTTAATAAGGCTTTGGCTGAAATAGTGGTTCCACTTCCTGGCTTCGACGGGATAACCGTCGCCGGGGGGTTCGCTGCCCAGCCCTCGCCTGTTCATTTTTAGTTTCCTTCAACAGTTGTGGTCGGGGATGTGGGGCTCGTCGTAGTGACCACCGGGGCACTGGTCACCGTAGTAGTGGGTGCCGATGTTGTAGTCGGGGGTTCGCTTGTTGTGGTACTCGACTGAGTCGTCTGTGTCGTCGGGACCGGGGCGGTAGTCGGCGGTGCCGGAATGATGCGTGTAACCACCGTAGTGGAGGGCGGCGTTGTAGGCGGCGTCCTCGTCGTAACCGGCGTCGAGGAACTGGAAGTAGGCTTCTGTGTCCCAGAGGACGGCGTCGTCGGCAGGGTCGATGTGGTTGTGGTTGTTTCGTTTAGATGGAGCGCTTGTTCCGGTTGACATAGCGGTGTGTCCGTCCTGGTGTCGTAGTCGCAGTCCGGCTTCGGGGAGGCTGCCGTTGTGACGGTTCGCCACTTCTCCTCTATCACTACCGCCGGGGTGAACGCCAAGGAGGTTAGCCAGATGGCGGTCATCGTTCCCACGCCCAGGCCGAAGGCTAAGCCGTGGGTCGAAGCTGTTCTTATCGCTTTCCACATTCCCTAATCTTTCTAAGTAGGCACCTTTCGCACCACCAGGGACCCTTGGTCCCGGGCGGGTAAGTGTGCGGCTTGGCCGGTTCGTTGCAGCCGGGGCAGACGGGCGGCTTCTCGTCTTCAGTCATGGTCGCTTGGTCCGTAGCAGTCGCTGTTAATCATACGCATAGCAATCTCCAGGACCAGGCCCAGCCAAATGCCCATCGCCGGGATAACCCAAAGCAGTCTAATCATTCGACATCGCCCTGAGCGTGAGCATGCCGAGGAAGGCGTCCAAAGCGCCTCCCTCGAAACTGTGTAGCAGCGGATGTGCTGCTGTCAATATGAAAAGCAGTGCGGTTGCTACTCTTCGTGAGAGTCGATGATGGACCGCACCCAGAAAATGCGTGCATCCTTGTGAGCAGGCATTAGCCCATGCCTGCAACTTTTGACCCGACAGGTAAGGGTGCCTTCCACATCGGTGGGTGTTTCGTAGAGCGACCGGCATTTGCTGCAGAGATACAGGGACGGCATTCTTCCTCCGAAAGATTTTGTGGATTCGCATTATGCTGTACCTCCCCCGTCCCTCTCGGCGTTGCCGTTTGTCTCCGGGTCCTCGGTCATGATATCAGCCTGGCCGGACGCCTGCAACAGGTCCAGGAGCATCGCCAACCTTTGCCTATGCTCGGCCGGGGCGTCCGAGATGTAGACCCTGTACTCGGCGTCACACCCGCACAGGTCGGAGCCCAGCTCGGGCGACGGGTCGTTTTCCAATCCGCCTATTGTTGTGAGTGCGCCGCAGGCGGTGCATTCGATGGGCACGTCAACGCAGCCCATCAGCCACGGCATCTCCGGGCTACTCATCTTCCTGCTCGGTGTTCCCCAGAAGAACACTGGTAATGAAACGGATAGATGGGCGCAGTTGCTCGACCTCATCAACCAACCGGTTGATAGCCTCCGCCTGCATGGTGAGCAAGAAAGCGATTCGTTCGAGGTCGCAGCCCTCACCCTTGCGAAGCTTCTCGGCTTCCTTCTGCGTCTCCTCGTAGATACCCTGCGATGTCTCCTCGAACCCTTCCATGTCCGCCAGCTCGGCAAGGTCCGGGTCCATGCGGTTGAGGAAGTTCATAACCTCTTCGCTAGCCATTACTTTTCCTTTGGCTTACGCCCCACGGGCGATTTGGGTAGGTGGGTGGTCCACTTACAAACTGCACTGATACCAACCCCGGTCATCTCGGCCACCTTGCGGCGGCTGTGCCCCTCGCTGACCAGTCGTACCACCTCGGCGGTGCGGGGGTCGACTCTTGTCCGGGGTAGCTTAACACCCCAGCGGCTGGCGGCGGTACTGACCATTGTTCTCGGAAGCCCCAATTCTGCTGCGATTTCAGCAGAAGAGTGTTTCCGACCACGAATCATCTTTTCCATTTGGAGAATAACTTCGTGGCGGTCCCGAGGGTACAGCTGGTCCATTGCGTCATGCAACGTGGTGCCTAACCACCGGGCGGCCTGTTCCAGGCTCAGCCCGGCTTGCAAACATTTAGATACGGCGCTCGCCTGCAGGGCGGCACCGTGACTGTTGTTCCTCTTGCCATGTCCCTGCCACAAGGCCAGAGCCTCGTTCAAAGCCATTTGGTCTATTCCATACAGGGCTTCGAACCTGCCCAGGGTATCGCTACCCCAGACCACCAGCGAATCGGCCGCATTTCCGAGTCCCGTAGGGAATCGTGACACGTTAGGCACCTTCACGATGGGCACCCCGCCGGGTAGCGGGGTGACATCGCAGAGACATTCTGGGTTGTCGTGGGCCTGGCAGCCCACGCCCGTTTCTACGAACCGGTAGCCCATGTCAGTTTCCACGGTGACACACCTTACACCTCGTCAGCTCCCCGCCTCCAGGGCGGTTGTAGAAATCAGACAGAGACTTAACCTCCTTGCATCCCCGGCACCACTTCGTGGTGACCTTGGTTTCGCCCAGGGTTTCTCGAATCCTCGAATAGTCCACGGTTATTCAGACCCCCTCTGCTACAATCCTCTTTACCAGGAAAAAGCGGCGAATACACCCTGTGTATGAGCCAATGTTTTAAAAGAACATTGTCCGGGCCTTTCGGCCCGGACCAATGCGTTAGGCCGAAGTTGCTCGGCGAGGGACAAGAGCACTTTTCTGCACCTGCTTGCGGGTGCCCCGGGAGGGGCGACCGGCGGGCTTGCGCACGAGGTGTCCACTCGGAGGGAACGGGACAAGTACGTAGAGTCCAGGTAGAAACTCACCGGTACGGTCGTAGTGCTCGACCATGTTCGCTGCCTGGCAGGACAGGCGATAGCGAGTAATGGTTTTGGCTGTACGGTCAACGAGGTAGGCGGCGGACCGCAGGATGTAGGGGACCACATCTGCGGAAACGTTTACCTTGATGCCCCAGGCCAACGGGCAGTTGTCGAGACTGTTCTGTTTGGCGAAGGGAATCATGGCCTCGGGGACGAGGATTGACAGCGGCTCTTCTGCCTCAAGTTCGACATAGCCCTCGGACTTGGGGTAGAGGCTGCGGATTTCTCGGATGGTTTTAACAACCGGCTTCGTTTTCATCGGTGCCTTTCAGTTCACTCGGATGGGTAGCTTCAGGCGGGCGACAAGGTGCGCCCATTCTTTTTGTTTCTTCTCGGGCAGGTGTGCAATAAGGCTTGCTCCTTTGGTTTCATATTGTTTGACGAGGGTTTTCAGGTCGGCGTACATTCGGTTGGCCTCGGAGATTTCGTGTTTTGTTAGGTCTCGGTTCAGGTTGTTGGTTGTTTCGATTGCTTCGACTACGGCGTCCGCCGGAGGCGGAGGTGGCACCAGACGGATTGGCGAGTACACCTTGCCGTCCAGCCCGGTAACCGGCGCCGGGGCAGGTGAACCATTTGGTTCAGGTGTCAGGTCTCGGACGACGGTCGTCTGACCGGCGCCCGTCACGCTGGAGATAGCCCTGGTGGACATCCCCGCCTGCGCTAGCTCCTGGTGGACCTGCTTGCGTTCCAGCTTCGGCAGCTTGTAACCATTCAGAAAACGACTGGCGAACGAGTCCCAGGAGTCGCAGCCCAGAGCCAAGTCGGCCCTGCCGTTCCACATCCTTAAAACGACCGCCACCAAATTGTCGTAGTGACGGTTGTACTGGGCCACCAAATTCATGGCCTCATCCTTGGTTAACAGTAGTTCGGTTTCGGGCATGGGTTCCGGTAGCATGTTCATCCTCCGATTATACCGGCAGGCCCGCACGGCGAAGGTCCGCCCGCAGGTAGTATAGGTGACGAGGAGTGCAGGACCCGATAATGAACCGGCCCTTCGGCGGCGTCCACTTCATATGTCCACCTTTGGTGGGCTCCACGGTCCAGCCCCGCTTACGTGCCAGCCGCTGAAGCTCTTTGATTTCTTTGTTCATCGAATCTCCTTTGAAGGCGGTTGAAAGGGTCCGGGCCTTTCGGCCCGGACCCATCAGCATTGTTTAGGCCCAGTACCGGCTAGCAGCGACATAGCGCCATTGCGTCCGGATGGCAATGAACGGGCCGATAATCGGCACGAGGAGGACGGTCAGAAGGTCGACCTTCCGGTAGCCAGTCTTTTCCAGAATGGAAAAGTTGAACAAGAGCCCAGGGATGACAAGCAACCAAGCGACTCCAAGTGCAAGCGAAACAATCAGGTAGCGGACAAGGTGCGGGACGGGAAGGGTAGCAAAACCGTTATTCATTTTTCATTTTCCTTTCAGTTAATGTGGCGGACACACTCGTTGAGTGCTTCCCGTATAAGGTCTTCGTCCGCACCGGCGGTGCCGGACATGGTCTCCAGTTCGGACGGCGAGTAGGTGTCGATGATGTAATCAATCGCACAGGTGCCGAAAGCGTCCTGCGGCCCGTAGCCATCGAAGAAAGCTTCCCGCACGTCACTCTCCAGCGAGGGCGTCCAGCCGGTGGGCGCCTGCTCCGAATAGGGGTTGCTGCGAATCAGGGCCTCCTCTTCAGTGCAAGCTGTGCCCGCACCAAGAGCCAGGACCAAAGCGAACAGAACTCTACGCATTATCGTTTTCCTTATTGTTAAGTGATTGAGAAACAACCGAGTGGAACGCAGACTCGGCTGCGTCCATGAAATCCTGATAGCCAAACACGGGACCGTCCGACAAAAACTCGTAGGCGGCCATTTCCAGATACTCGTACGTTCGACTCACCGGCGCTTAACTCCTCTCTTGATTTTGCCCCGACCAATCTTCGTCTCGCCACCCCAAATGCCATACTCCATCGGGGCACGAATCGCATAATCCAAACACTCGACCCGTACGGGACACCCTTGACATATCTCCTTGGCTCGACGCTCAGCGACCGAGCCATACTCCGCATCAAACCACCATTCCTGCGGGAACCCCACACAGGCACCATCGGTGCCCAGAGAGGAGGGCGGCCCGGGTATGAACTCCCACCCGGGCCACGACTCCCGCTCCTTGCGGTCCCACATCGTCACGTTTTTCGATTTGACTTCCGCCCACCTTCCGGGCTCAGCTTGCGGCAACCCTCCCGCCATCAGGTGGCCGAAAGGTCGAAGTCGAACCCGTCAACCGACACCTCGACACTAATTTCGTCCAGGTTGTTAAGGGCGTCGAGCGCACTCTCAATCTGCGTCTTGCACTCTTCAAGCTCCGACTCGGCCTGCTTCAGCTCGTAAATCCGGTTCTGAACGTCGTCAATGGCCTCGTTGATAGCGTCCAGCTTCTTTTCGTAGTCGGACACGATGCCGTCGATGGAGTACATAGTTTTCCTTTCATTATGGTTGGTTGCCCTGCAGTGGACAAGGAGGGTGCCCGGTTGCCCGGGCACCTACCCAATCAACTACAGGCTCTTCGTCTGCCCGCCAGCGGCGACCAGAACCTTGTTCAGCGACTCAAGAGCGTGAGCATCATTGGCGGCGGTAGTGCCGTCAAGCGCAGCGCTCATGTTCTTCTGACCACGGTGCAACCCCTTGCGGACACCACGGTAGTGGTGGTCCCAAGTGTTGAACGCCTGCACAACACCCCAAGCGGTGTTCTTCCACGGGTTCACCCGCTCATCCGTGTACCACAGGTTGACCAACTGGGCCCGCTTCTTCTCGGCGACCGTGCGCCCACGGCCGTCCTCGTCCGGAAGGGGCACCTCCAGGTCAAGCACCGAACCGAACTGCTTGTCGGTCACATCAACCTCGCAGAGCTTCGCTACCGCAGCTGCGAAGTCGTCGGCGATGCCGTAGACAATTTCCAGAGCCTGGCGGGCATCGTCAAGCTTCAGGTGCGAGTACTTCGTGTGCTTCAGCTTGAACGTCTGACCCTTCTCGGACAGACCCATTTGCAGCGTGTTGTCACACACAACGTTGGTAACCGTACGCTTATAGGTGGTAGCCAGCGAACCGTCGAACGAGGTACAGGCAACCAGGTTCGGGCGGAACTCCACACCCTCCGGCGTGACGATGCTGTCCGGCACCTCTACCGACACCCATGCCTGCGCTCGGTTCTTCAGAAGGCCAGCCGAACCAATCGACAGGGTGTCATCCAGGATGTTCGAAACGTTGTTCAGCAACCATTCCTGGTAACTGTGACCCTGGTACCCATCCTTGAAGATACCAAGGACCTCGTTGGTGTCCGAAGTGACCATCGCCTTGCGGCCGGGAATGTCGTCGTAGCCACCCTGGCCGTTCGGCACGAAGATAGGCGATTCGACAACTTCGAAGTTGAAGAGGCGGCGAAGCACATCATCCACCGGCACAGCCTCCGTGTAGTGGTTCGGCTCGACGCCCTGGTCTTCCTTGCGGTAGTGCCATGCGTGCCCACGCTTCAGCGTGTGCCCAATCAAAGTCATGCTGTTCAACCACTGAGAGGTTTCACGAGACATTTGAATTCCTTTCGTGGGGCCCGTTGCCCCGATAGAACCAAGATACCAGAATGGTTTGCTAGGTGGAACCGTGCGTTTGCAGACTTGAGGCGTTAGTCCCGAATGTCCACTTCCTCCCGCTTCAACGCATTGATAACCGTCCGGCCAATGTTCAGCTCTTCCTCGTCGGGCTCGAAAGCCAGGTAGCCGACCAGGGTGGCCCACCCATCCAACGCCAACCCGACCTTGGCTTGCGGCCCAAGCTCAAAACAATCCGGCACCGGCACGAACCCGGTAAGCGCAATGTCGACGTTGACCAGAATCAGGTACTTTTGCATCTACCTACCCTTTCGGCAGGTGCAACGGTTGTCATGGTGCAACGGGCTACGCTTCGACGTTTGGAACTTAGCGTCAAGGTACTTGAGGTGTGCACAGACAAGTGTGGAGTGCGGCCGCTTAGGCATAGTCATTGAATCTCCCAAGGTCGTAAGTAAAACCAGCGGTAGGGTCTTCGTCATACTCCACAACCGTGGAGCCATACACCGGGCACTCTGTGCCCACTAGCCGAACGTCACCAGTGAACGATTCTTCACAGCCGGGGCACCACAACAGAACCTTAGCGCTCAATTCGGACACCTTCCCCTATCGTCGTGCGAGCCTTCAAACGGTACGAACCCTTCTCGGGCGCTTTCTTGTCGAGCCATGCCGTGGGACCATTCACCCGCACAACCTCCACAATCTGTGCCGGGACATCGGGTGAAGGGAAAGCGGACGGCGCAATAAGCGCCGCCGCATTCAAAGGGACACTGAGCAGGAGGAGTAGCAGGCGCTCAGACATTCACTTACCGCCTTTCGAATCACGCCACACAACCCAAGTGACCGCTTGCACCTGGCAAGGTGCCACACCCAGGTCACCGGCGGCCGCCCGGTAGGCGTCGGCGACATACTCGTACATACCCTTGCGGTCCAACACCTTGCGAGACTTGTCGTCGCCGACCTTGCCGACCGCAATGTCGAAGGCGTGGCGGTCAACCGTCACATGAGTGTCGAATTGCGGGGACACGATGTTGGCATAGAAGGACATGACCTTGCGACCACCCAGGACATCGGCAGGGTGCTCGCCTGCCAGGATGCGGCGCACCTTCGCCAGTGTGCCATGCATGATGGGCGCCGTACCGGTAGCCAAGATGCGCTCACAGTAGGCGACGTTAAGGTTCCAAGCGAGGCGAGGCGAGATACCGGCGAGGACACCCGCCGCCTGCTCGAATGTCACGTTGTACTTCTTCGACCATCCTTGGCAGAGACTGTTAGCGACTTCGTACCACTCCATACCGGCAATGTGCTGGTGCGGGTACGCTTGACGGTAGACCGCCTTGATGTTTTCGACCATTTCGTGCGTCGTGGGCATGTCGTTCATTTCGTAACCTTTCGGGTTAGTGTCGGGCCAACCAAAGAGGTTGGAGGAGGGTGCCAATATCTCTATCGGCACCTACCCTCAAGCGCTTTAGCTAAGCGAGTAGACAGCTGCGGTTTTCGCCACGAACTGGCTATCGTGACCCTTCGGGCGGTAGTGCAGGTGAATGTCGTCAACCTTCCCGGAATGGTCGACGTTCATCGAAGCGGACAGGTTAGCGTCGATTTGGAGGCCAACGAAGTAGCCACGTTCGACCGGCGAGAAGTAGCGGAAATTGGGCATAGCGGTCATGAACACTCCCGAATCTCGATAATCGGACCAAACGCAGTAGGCACGAAGAGGACAAGCAGACAGTGTTCGTCACCTTGCCAGATACCGTCAACCTGTTCGGCCGCATAGACGGCCATCCACAGAAGGTCGTTCATTTAGAAAACCTCGTTTCCAGAGTGCTGCGGGACGTAGTAGAAGGCCCTGCGATTGGTCGCAAGGTAGACCAGCCAGCCATCGGCCGATTCGGTGGGACCTGCGCAGAAGTCAACGTCAATGATGCGAAGCAGGAACATTGTTTCCCTTTCGTTGCTTAAACAGTGGCGAATCGGCAGGCTAGGGTCGCAACCTTCTTCCTAGGTGCAAGCGAAGCGTCTATCTTCCCGATTTGCATCATCCGGCGTTATCGCCGGATGCGATGTACTGTCCTGCCGCATCGTTACTGTTCAAACGGCAAGTGTTCATTCTGGAAGCTTCGGTCGGCACGTAGTGCCTAGCACCTTCCAGCGTTACGCTTGCCTCATCGTTACCATTCAAACTATCGTCACCTATTGGTTTCGAGCGCCGTCAGCTAGACCGCTCACCCCACCGTGACTGGCGGGTCTCGAATTCCACGCTGCTAGGGCGTGTTCTCCGGCATCCACTGGCGCAGGCTGCCAGCCGGGCGCATTCACGTCAGCGCCATCCGCTGACCGGACTCAGCTACCGCCGAAGCGTATCTCTGAGCTACCCGGTCGTCGGGGGCGAGTCACTCGCTCGCTCCGCCCGACAACCAGAGTATCGGCCATCCGAGCGAAGAACTCAAGAGGTTTTCCAAAGAATCTCGAAATTTCTTTGGGGAAGGTGGGTCGCAGAAGGGAGGGAGGAACACGCGCGTCACGCGCGCGGAGAAAGACAGGTCTTTAGACCCGTCGAAGACAGGTAGCTACAGGTATTGTCCACCAGACCAGTGGAGTTTACCTGGTCGCCGAATCGGACAGCAGGTGTGACCGCCCGACCGGCAAAGACAGACCAGTGGGACCAGGTTGCATGAAGCAACCGACAGGTTCACTTCTCCCTACCGACTGGTAGGTAGGCTGGCTTGGGCTCATGTGTAATTACATGTTGTGTTGTGTGTAATTACAATTGTGAAATTATCGAAATGGAATTACAGAAATGTAATGGAGAAGACGACCGGGGGGAGTACGGGGGGGTAGGGGCATGCACGTGATAAAGTAGTTTTTAGCCTATGGCACACACGTGTGTTTTGTACCCTTGTGACCGGTTGTTGTAAGGTGCGTTTTGAAGTACAAGGGTTTCTTTTGTGAACGCACACCCCCCGGTGTGCTTTCTTTAGGATTCCGTACTGTCAACTACGTTAAACTTCATGTTTATTGCAGTTGGTATGCTTTGCTATGCGGCCTCATCCCTGAGCGGGATGTGTCCGCCGCTTTTAAAGGTTTAACAGGGACTTGTTCCCTGTGAGCCGAACCCCGTTCGGCTCTGACTGGAAGGCTGCAGGACTTTTCTTGGGGTCGCCACTTTTAAGAGAATTGGATTCTCTTTGAAAAGTTCTGTAGCCGGTTCGGCAGCTTTCGGCGGATACACCAGAGTTTAGCGTCTTATCGGATTGGCCGACTGTGTCGGCGTCTCGACTGGCTTCCGCCGTGCTTACGTTCCCTTTCGCCCGTCCTGGAGGATTCGAACCCCCGCTAACCGGGTTGGAGCCGGTTGTGCTACCGCTACACCAAGGACGACTGGCTCTGGGCCGGGGTCCAGAGCTTCTACTTATCAAGCTTACGCTTGTCCCGGCGGGGATGCAAGGGCCGCCCCTTGCGGCTGGACGCCGGGTTGAAGACTTGGCGGGACTGATTGCCCTTGTCTAGTTGCTCTTGTTCCCATAGCGCCACGTCGGTACATGGCGCACACCAGCAATCTTCAGGATGGTCTTGGAATTTAGATATCATGGCTGACATTGTATCATTGCGTGACGAGTTTATCGAATGGCTTATTGACCCGGCTCGGGTTGGGACGCAGGAGGAGTGGGCGAAGACCCACGGTACTTATGCGTCGACTCTGTCGAAGTGGAAGAAGGACCCGAACTTTAAGGCCGCTTTGGATAAGCGGCTGGGACAACTTAATATTGATTCATTGAGGATTCAGAAGGTTGTCGACGCCATGTGGGATAAGGCTTCCCAGGGTGATGTTAAGGCAGCTGAGCTGTATCTTCGATATATCGAAAAGATTCAGCCGACGAAGCCGGTGTTGGATGATGACACCGACGTGACGAGAATGTCTGATGCGGAGCTTCTAGAGGCTCTGCGGGAAGCTACCAACATCCTAGGAGGAAGTAAGTAAGATGGCGAGTCGTAGGCGCAGCGAGAAGAGTGACGAGGAGCAGAAGCAGGAGGATTTCGAGCGTCGCATGGAGGGGCATCTTGTCCTTTCCCATGATGACCTTTCGGAGACCACTCCTGAGGAGGACCCGGTGGGTCACGCCCAGCCGCCGACGCACGGCGGGGGCCCCGACGCTGATGGTGGTACCGAGTATGCGCAGCAGCCGCTGATGGCGGAGCTTGGCTTCAACACGGTTGAGGACGAGGGTGACGCTTGGGCGGGTGCTGAGCAGGGTAATAAGACGACTGAGGCTGATTCGAAGCGTGCCTCTGAGGCGAAGCGGAAGAATGCGGCGGAGAAGTCGGGCGAGTCGTACGACGCTTCACATGAGGGTGTCGACAAGGACCGCTTGGCGGTCGACGGCGACAAGGGCAAGGAAGGTAAGTAATGAAAGGTCAGGGCCGGAAGGCCGGTCGGGTGAACCGCAACCTGAAGACGAATGAGGTGGGGCGGGGGGAGACGCCTCGCCTTAAGGGGAATTCGTCTACGACGAATGTTGGCAAGGGTACGTCTTCTTCTGCTGCGAAGCAGGACAAGGCACTGTTTAAGCGTGGCGACAGTAAGATGTCGAAGATGCCGATGCAGTCTGAAGCCAAGTTCAAGCGGGGCGATGGTCGGCTTTCCGGTGCTGATTCTGACCTGCAGATGCCTCCGAAGTTTTCCCGGGGCGACTAGTTGAATGCTCGGTTTCGGGAGCTTCAACGTGAGGTAGAGTTCCGACGCTGCGCTAAAGACCCGCAGTATTGGTTCGAGAACTACGTCTACATTAAGCATCCGAGTACGGGAAAAACGCTTATCAGGTTGAGGGAGGCCCAGGCGGAAACGCTTCGGGCCTTCCTTGACGAGGACCGGGTTATTATTTTGAAGGCCCGCCAGATTGGGTTTTCTACCTTGTGTGCCGGTTATGCGTTGTGGCGGGTGCTGTTCCATTCGGACGAGAATGTTATTATGTTGTCACGCACGGAGCGTGACTCTGTCGACTTGTTGTCGAAGTCGTGGTACATGTATCGCAATCTGCCGGATTGGATGACGGCGAGGTGTCCTCGCCCCCGAGGGAACCATCAGCAGAAAATTGTTTTGGATAACAACTCCCAGATTGAAAGCCTTCCGTCGAGAACTAACCCGGCTCGTGGACGAACAGTCACACTCGTCATCATTGACGAGTGGGCCTTCCTCGAAAACCCCGAGGAAGCCTGGGCGTCAATTGAACCTGTGGCCGACCTGGGCGGTCGCATCATCGGGCTTTCTACTGCTAACGGCGCTGGCAACTTTTTCCACCAGTTCTGGGTCACAGCTACTACTGGTGAGTCTGGTTTTAAACCTATATTTTATCCCTGGTCTGCTGTACCGGAACGTGGAGAGGACTGGTACCAATTAAAAACCGAGGAGATGCTGCCCTGGCAGCTACACCAGGAGTACCCTCGTTCCGCAGAAGAGGCATTTATCCGGTCTGGGAACCCGTACTATGACCTGGATATGGTCATGGCTCTGGAAACGGCTGAGAAACGTAAGCCGCTGGCAGTCGGATACCTCCACGAGCTGTCATCCCTTCGAGATTTCGAATTTAGAGTTGGAAGCCGGGGTCCGCTGCAAGTGTGGGAACGTCCTCGGGACGGTCACGCTTACGTTATCGGAGCCGACGTTGCAGAGGGCCTTGAGTACGGCGACTATTCGTCGGCATTCGTGTCCGACCTCCGCACCGGCGAAGTTGTTGCCGAATGGCATGGACACACCGAAGCCGACCTTTTCGGCCAGGAACTCGCCAAACTCGGCTGGTGGTATAACACCGCTCTGGTTGGAGTGGAATCGAACAACCACGGGCTGACCACCCTCGTCGCTCTCCGCAACACCGGCTATAACCGCATCTACTACAGGGTCCAATATGACGAGAGAACCCGCCAGCAGGGGCGGAAAATGGGCTGGCGAACGTCTCGTGTCACTAAACCACTTGCCCTTGACGAGCTTGGTTTGGCGCTGCGAGAGCAGACTGTACGGATTCATTCGGAGAAGGCGTACCAGGAACTCAAAACGTTCGTGAGGGACGAGAAAGGTCAGGCGCACGGCTCGCCCCACGACGACCGGGTTATCGCTCTGGCGATTATGAATCAGATGCGGAAACATGCTACGGCGCCCGACAATTTCGAGAAGAAGTCGGACTATTGGACGTTGGATTGGTTCGCCCGTCTGGCCGACGAACAGCGTGTGTCCGCCGAAGATTTCATTGGAAGATTTAATACTGTGGGACGAGCGGGGTGGAACTAACTGTGGAGTGCTATTTGAACTGCGAATATGAGGGCACTCATATTCGGTGTCCCGTGCATAATCATCGTCATCATCGTGACGGCCCCGAAGAGTGCTTCGGGTGCCGCATCAAATCTATTTCGCTAACTATCCCGTATCGGGACCAGTTTCATAACACGACTCTCGCTGAAC